ATATTATATCACTCTGAGCTGCAAAAATCAAGTGTTTTTGTTTGGTCAAAAAATTTGCGCATTGACTTGTGCAGGTTCCGGTGCTATAATAGGTGATAAAATGTGTGGAGTTAAATGTCAACAAATACCAACAAACGTATTGCAGTAAAATGGGTTCGTGACCGGGCCAAACGTGCATACGAAAAAGCCCAGGAATGTTTTGTGTGCTTGACCGGTTCCGACTTGGAATTGCACCACACGCATTCAATTACTTTGCTACTGGAGTCTTGGGCTCAAAGGCTGGGCTACGACATCTCTACGGATTCGGGAATTTGTGCGGTACGCGATGAATTTATTCAGGAGCACCACTCAGAATTATACGACCAAGTGTACACCCTGTGTGCTCGTCACCATCAGCAACTACACGGAGTTTATGGCAAATCACCTGCGGCCGCAACTGCTGCAAAGCAAGCACGTTGGCTAGAGCTACAACGTGACAGGGCTGCGGGGGTAACTACCCAACCCGTGGATTCGCCGTTTCAAAAACTATTGCGGAGATAAACGGTGGGCTTATTCGATAAAGCACGGCAATTTTTTACCAAAGCAAATCCAGCTCAAACGATTATACAACGTGAGTCTGGTACCTACCAGCAAACCATTGGTACTAGTCAAAACTACCTGCTGAGCTTTCAGTCACTGGAAACTGTTAATCGCGGTGTTTCAATGGTTGTGGAAGCCGCAGCTTCTCTGGACTACGATGTAAAAGAGTCGATTGGTGAAGCAGTTGCGCCTGGTATGAGAAAAAAGCAGTTGCAAACACTGCTAAACTTCCGGCCAAATCCTTACCAGTCTGCACAAGATTTTCGTCAAAATATTTTTACTGACTTGCTGCTAGAAGGCAATGTATTCATTTACTGGGATGGTGCATTCTTGTACCACCTACCCGCCGCAAAGGTAGTAATTGTAACCGATGAAAAAACCTTTATCAAAGGTTACAAGTACGCTGGCGTACTTGACTTGAAAGTTTCAGAAGTATTCTCCTTTAAAGATGTTTCAAACGTTTCCATTTATCGTGGCGTTTCGCGCCTGCAAAGTGCAATAGGGTCCATTAGAACCTTAACTGCCATGCAGGAATTGCAAGAAAACTTCTTTAATAATGGTGCTATGTTTGGTACTGTGTTTACTACAGACAACACACTATCACAAGTTGCCAAAGACAAAACAATTGCAAACTGGACTCAAAAGTACAATCCAAAGCAGGGTGGTCGCCGTCCTATTATTTTGGATTCTGGACTCAAACCGTTTCCAGTAGCGCAAACCTCGTTTCAAGAAATGGACTTTGATGCAGCCATGCGGACGCATTCCAGCCGTGTGCTGCAAGCACTTGGTGTACCCCCGATCTTATTGGACGGTGGTAACAATGCCAATATTGCCCCTAACTTAAGGCTATTTTACCTAGAAACTGTGTTGCCGATAACACGCAAATTTACAAGTGCACTAGAACGATATTTTGGTTATGACATTGAAGCGGTAACCTCAACAGTAAGTGCACTGCAACCAGAGTTAAAAGATATTGCTGCCTATCATGCCACACTGGTTAATGGTGGTATTATATCGCCAAACGAAGCTCGCGAAGAGTTGCGTTATGATAAAAAACCTGGTGGCGACGATCTACGTATACCAGCTAACATTGCCGGGAGTGCAGCAAATCCCAGCACCGGTGGCCGACCACCGCAAGATAAACCTCCAGGGAGTGACGCAGGTGGATAAAAATAAGCTAGTGTATCTACATACACAAACTGTTAAAGCCGAGGCCTCCACAGACAACTCAATTACAGTAACCGGATATGCCTCTACCACAGACGTTGATCGTCAAGGTGATGTTGTTCAAGCAGATGCTTGGAAAGCAGGTATGTCCAGTTACTTAAAGAATCCAGTAATTTTAGCATACCACGACCACAATAAACCTGTGGGCCGTATGATTGAACACAAAGTGGATACAAAAGGTCTGTGGATTAAAGCCAGAATTTCAACAGCCGCACAAGACGTTTTTAACTTAGTAAAAGACGGAGTTTTAACAGCATTCAGCATTGGTTTTAGAGTACAAGATGCTGAATACGACGATACCAATGAAGTATTTGTAATCAAACAGCTAGAACTTCATGAGATCAGTGTTGTTTCGGTACCCGCGAATCAAAACACAATTTTTAGTTTAAGCAAGTCATTCACCGATCCGGGTGAATACGAATCTTTTAAACTGCAATTTGCACCCAGAAGCGAATCAGCTAAAGGGCTAGAATCCTTTGTGGAAGCAAAGAGCACACCTATTAGTAAGGAATGGAAAATGAGTCCAGAAGAAATTAAATCGATGATGGCCGACACTGCAAAACAAGCTGCAGAAGATGCTACCCGTGCTCTATTAGCACAACAAGCCAAAGAAGCAAAAGAAAAAGCTCATCGTGAAGCTCAAGAAGCTGAACTTGATGCTAAAATCAAATCGGCTGTTTCTGCAACAGTTCAAACTGGTACAACCGGTGCTGAACGTTTGCTAGCTGATGTTGAAAAGCGTTTTGCTGATCAAGCTGCAGAAACCAAAGCATCGCTTGCTGGTTTAGAAGCTGCACTTGTGCAAAAATCTGCTGAAATCTTAGCTATGCGCGAAAGCAAAATGAACTTTAGCGACAAGCAGTCCAAAGACGGCGTCAGCTATCAAGACAAAGAAAAAGCTGTTATGCTTGCAAAGATGATGGCTCGTCCTATTGATCAGACCAAATTTGGTGCTGAGCTTATTGCTAAGTCGGGTGCGCACATTCCTACTGGTTTAACCATTGGTGGTGTATCGGGTACCTCGATTTGGGAAACCGATGTTTCGTTGCAAATGCAAGAAGAAATTCGCCGCCGTTTAGTTATTGCGCCGCTTTTCCGTTCGGTATCAATGAAAACAAACGTTCAAACAATTCCAGTAAATCCTGAAGCTGGTCGTGCTACTTGGGTTACCAACGCCAACTTTGGTGCTGTTCCTGGCACACTTGGTTCTGCTGGTCCTGGTGCTGGTGGTACATCGGCTACCGGCAGCACCACACAGACACCGGGTATTGGGTCACCACATCAACTAAAAGAGATCACGCTTAACTCGTATAAAGTAGCTACCAACGAGTACTTAGCATACGAAGAAGAAGAAGACGCTATTTTTGCCATTATGCCTATCGTTCGCGATGCAATGGTACGTCGCGTTGCTCGTGCAATTGATCGCGCACTGTTAACTGGTGCTGGTTCTGGTTCGGATCCTATTCGTGGTTTAATTACTTGCGCCACTAATACTTTCCAGACAACAACTGCTATTACCACAGCCAACCAAGCTATTGCTACTTCAACAACTGCTGTTACAATGGCCGGTATGCGCGCAATGCGTAAATTAATTGGTGTTTGGGGTCTTGATCCTAAAGAAGTAGTATTCTTAGTTAACACTAAAGTTTACTATGACTTACTTGAGGACACCAGCTTCCAGTCTGTACAGCAAGTTGGTGTTGATACTGCTACCCTATTAAGTGGTCAGGTTGGCTTTATTGGTGGCACACCTGTGCTAGTAAGTGGTGAGTTTGATACTGATGCAGCTAGCTCGTATCCTGCACTTTGCTTTGCTCCTGGTAACTTCCTGCTAGGCGAGCAGCGCGGTCTACGTCTTGATACACAAGAGTTGGTTGAGACTCAGCGTCGTGTTCTAGTGGCCAGCCAGCGTGCCGGTATGGTTCAGCTTACTGGTAACTTAGGTAACGCCGTTTCTGTTATGAAGTACACAGCTTAATTTTTTAGTAAAGACAGGGCTTCGGCCCTGTCTTTTTAAAAGCGCATTAAGTGCGTTTTTAAAAAGACACTGGGGGTTCAAATGGCTTACGACTTGATTACTAAAGCTGAGTATAAGACCTATGCAGGAATCTCAAGCACTAATTCGGATTCAGAGATCGCATTCTTAATTCCTAAAGTTTCGGACTTTGTAAAAACTTACTGCCGCCGCCGCTTTGTGGAGTGGGTCGATGACGCCAAGTCAGAAGTATTCTCAGGTAACTACGCCAGCTTTGTACTAGCCGAAACTCCTGTACTGAGTGTAAGTTCGGTAGAGTACAGTCAAGACTATGGCCAGACTTGGACTGCCTATACCCAATACACAGACTGGGTTTTAGATGGCGATGTGGTACTGCCCATTGGCTATACCCGCTGGCCTAAAGCAATCCGTGGTTATCGAGTTACCTATACAGCCGGTTACGAAACCATTCCTGGTGACTTGAAGCTGGCCGTACTAGACTTGCTGATGTACTACTTAAAGCAAAATTCTGCGGTTCACAGCTCAAAAGCTCCTGGTACTAATGCAGTGCAAATCGAGTACATTTCGACCACCAGCATACCTGCTAATATTCGTCGTGTCTTAGACCAGTACGTATCGGATTATTCGTAATGGATATAGGACAAGTTTTACCGTTTATTAGTGGATATAGAAAAAGTACTAGCACATATACAACATCCAGTGCAAAAGTAAATAATTTTTTAAAAGCAGCTAACGCTGACTTACGACAAGTTATTGAAGATTCTACGCCTGCATTCTTACTATTTGATACATCTACGTACACAGAAGTATGTGATGAATTTGCCAAAAGTTTGAAAACTCCTGGAAGTTCAAGAAAGTATGTACTTGCAGTAAATACTAAAGACGGTCTTGTATACCCAGAAGACGGTGATTCATTTGAAAAAGCTATAAATCAAGCTGTTAATAGGTATACTCAATTAAAATTAAATTTATCTGAAATAAGTTCAACCGTAGCCCCCAAAAGCCACACATTAGAGGACTTTAGCAGTAAGTTAACACAAACCTTTAAACTTTTAAATACTAGCCTAGAAAAAAACGTGGCTAAAATTGCTTCAGGAGATCCTCAAGCAACAGGAAGAGCTAGGTTTGAAATAACAGCGGCAGGTAGAAAAACTCGGGCAGAATTTTCCAGATTAACGCCCTGTACACTACTAAATCCCTCGTCTATAGTGGCTGATTTTAAAAAAGATACTCAAGCTATTTTTATAGGGGTGTCTTTTAGTACTCTTAGAGGGTATGTTAACTCCTATATAACTCCAGTAGTAGTTGCACATTTTGAAAAAGCCGGAATTATTCTTGCACAAAAAGACACCAAAGACGTCAATAAGAAGTTTTCTATAGGTGAAATTGTAGTTTTTGGGCACACAGGTGCAAAAACTATTGACCCAAAAACTAATGCAGTAGAATTAATTGGTATTGTCACACCTTGGGTCCAACAGTTAATGTTATTAGCAGGACAGAGCTCCACCACTATATCAGGTGTAGACATAGTTAATGGATTTTTAGAAACCAGTGGTCAGGTAGAATAC